TTAAATCTGAGTATAAAGCTTCTCAGAAAGAACTGAAGTTTTGTGAATCTTGTGAGGTTCTAAAGCTTCAGTTGTCTATTGCTAACGAAGAAAAGAAGGCATTACTTAATAGACTACTTGATAAGCCAGAAGTTGAAGAGAAGCCAGCCGCTGATCCTAGAGAGCTAAGACCTATTAACATGTCCAAATATAATAACTGGAATGTTAGAAGGCAAGCTCTTGAGCGTGAGGATAGGGAACGAGCTAAAATTCTTGAACAGAATAAAAAGAATATTGAACCAGATACAAATACGAGAGAACTGACAACAGAAGAAATTGAAAAAGAACTAGGTGTTGTCAATGCCTCTGAGTAAATACTTCAAAGGTAAAGGTAAAGAAGTAATGAGAAGTATGAAGAAAGAGTATGGGGATAAGAAAGGTAAAGAAGTATTTTACGCAACGGCTAATAAGAAAGACCTGACTGGTCCATCTGATAAAGTGAAAAAGAAGCACGGACTTAAGTAGGTATTAAGAATGGCTAAGACAAAGTCTGTCACAGATCCGTCACCTGGTTTCCTAAAAAGAATTTTTGGTAGTAAGAGTATTGATACCGATATTGAATTGCCAAACGAATCTGGCAGAGAAGATAAGAGATTGAAGAAGAAATCTACACTTAGCCAGATTAAAGAAGGTTACGGTATCTTCAAGAATCTTGGTAAACAGAAGTAATGAAGAACGATAAGGTACCAGAAGATATTCAGCGGCTCTTGAAACAGGTCTACGATGACTGTATGCAAGAGGACCAGTCTGTAAGAGAAAGACAAATCAGAGATTGGCGTAGGCTGAAACTTCTCTGGGAAGGATTTACTAGAATTTGGTTTAGTGAAGTTGCACATGACTGGAGAGTTTGGGATCAGAATGAAGATGACAATACAGACCAAGCTTATTATGACAAGCCGGTAAATGTATTCAAAGCTTATCTTGAAAGTATTATCGCAGCTTTATCTGTTACAGTTCCACCAATTAAATGTTTCCCAGATGACGCTGATGACACGCTAGATTTAGCAACGGCTAGAGCTGGTGATAAAATTGCTCAGTTAGTTTATCGTCATAATGATGCTCCTCTACTCTGGCTTCATGCTCTATTCATCTATGTTACTGAAGGTCTAGTTGCTTATTATAATTATGAAGATTACAATAAGAAGTATGGAACTTATCAAGAGAAGACATACGAAGATATAGAAGAAGAACAAGAAAATCTTGTCTGCTCACTTTGTGGATTTCCACTTGAGGATAAAGAAGCATTTCCTGGTCAAGCCGCTGAATTGAAAGATCAGGAAATTGATGAGTTCCAACCAGATAATGAAGATGCTCCATTACATGCATTAATTAATGAAGGTAAAGAAATTTGTCCATCTTGTATGATGGCAATGGACCCTGTTATTCAAAAAGAAAAATTTATTACTACTCGTCTTACTGGAGTGATTGATAAGCCAAAGGGTCGTATTTGTCTTGAAGCTCGTGGTGGCTTATACATTAAGATTCCCAATTATTGTAAGAAGCAGAAGGATCTACCATACCTAATTTACAGTGATGAATTTGACTATTCAATGGTAGTCGAAGAATATAAGCATTTACATGGAAATAAGAATCTACTTGAAAAGTTAAAGAGCGGCAACAATCCTGGTGGATATGAATGGTATGCACAATGGGGAAGGCTTAGTCCTCAATACCAAGGTGAATATCCACAGAATGTTGTAACAGTTAATAAAGCTTGGATTCGTCCTGGCAAGTTTAACATTCTTAAAGACGAAGAAGATGTTAAGAAGCTAAAGAAGAGATTTCCGGACGGAGTTAAAGTTACATTTGTAAATGAAGAATTTGCAGAAGCATGTAATGAGAATCTAGATGATTGCTGGACATTGATTGAAAACCCAATGTCTGACTTTTTACATTTCAATCCTCTAGGTGCATCACTTACATCTATTCAAGATATTACAAATGATTTAATTAGTCTAACTCTACAGACTATTGAGCACGGTATTGGACAGACATTTGCAGATCCAGCCGTTCTCAACTTTAACGCTTATGCACAAACATCAACTTTACCTGGTGGTGTATTCCCTGCAACTCCCAAATCTGGAAAAACTCTTGGAGAAGGATTCCACGAGCTAAGAACTGCAACATTAAGTCCAGAAGTAATGCCGTTTGGTCAGCAGATTCAATCTTATGCTCAATTAGCATCTGGTGCAACACCTAGTATATTTGGTGGAGAATTAGCCGGTGCTGGTGGAGAAACAGCATCTGGATATTCAATGTCTCGTGCTCAGGCTTTACAGAGACTTCAGAATATCTGGAAACTGTTTACTACTACCTGGAAGAATGTATTTAGTAAAGTCGTTCCAATGTACATTAAGATCGTCCAAGAGGATGAGAGAGATGTACAGCGTAAGGATGATGGAAGTTTTGTTAATGTTCTTATACGTAAGTCTGAGCTACAAGGTAAAATTGGCAAAGTTGAATTAGATGCTGGTGAGAATCTTCCATTAACTTGGACTCAGAAGAAAGATTTGTTGTTCACTTTACTACAGGCAACTAATCCTAAGATTATGGAGATTCTTAATGCTCCAGAAAATCTTACTATTATTCACGAAGCTTTAGGATTGGTTGACTTCTATGTGCCTGGTGAAGATGATATTATTAAGCAGTATGATGAGATTAAACTTCTACTAGATTCTGAGCCAATTGAAGAACCTCCTTCACCAGAAATGATTGCAGAAGCTATTGCAATGGGACAGCCTCCACCACAAATGCAGGAAGTCCCATCTGTAGAAATTGATCCTATTTATGATAATCACGTAGTAGAATTCGATATTTGTCGTAAGTGGATTGTATCAGAAGCTGGAAGGCAGACTAAGACTGATAATCCAGAAGGATATAGAAACGTCTTATTGCATGGTCGTTTGCATTTTATGGAAATTCAAAGATTACAAATGGAACAGGCCATGCAAGCCCAATCTAATGATTCAAACAAGAAGCCTGGTGATAACACTCCTAACGAAAAGAGAGATAAAACTAAGAGTGAAGCACCAATAATGGAGGAAGGTAATGTATCGGTCATTCAATAATCTAATTCAAGCTGAATTGATGGCACCAGCCGCTGTTGCTCCTTCTGGTAATGCTGGAGTTGTTGATTCTTCATCTAAGATTGGTTCATCTCCTGAATTATCTAAAGATGATATTATAGATTTTCTTGGATCTGATGATGACAAGAAAGATGATATTATTCCGCTAGATGATAAAGATAAGAAAGATGACAAAGACGACAAGAAGCCTGAGAAGAAAGCAGACGATAAAGAGAAATCTGAAGAAGATGAAGAAATCGAAGATGATGAGGATGATGAATTAAAAGAGCTTGAAGAAGAACTCGAAGAAGTAGATGAAGATAAGCTAGAACTTACTACGCCTACTTCTCGTCGAGAAATTCTTAAAAAGTATCCAAAGCTATTTAAAGATTTTCCAAATCTTGAGAAGGCTTATTACAGGGAACAAGAATACACTAAAATACTGCCAACAATCTCTGATGCCAAAGATGCAGTTGACAAGGCTCAGACATTAGACAAGTTTGAGCAGGATTTAGTTACTGGTAATACAGAGACTATCCTCAAAGCCGTTAAAGAGAATACACCGAAATCATTTAACAAGATTGTTGATGATTATCTTGGTGCTCTTTCACGAGTTGATGAGAAAGCCTATCTTCATGTAACTGGAAACATTGTTAAGCATACTATCGTTGCAATGGTTCAAGAAGGTAGAAAGACACAGAATGAAGCATTGGAAAGTGCAGCCGCTATCTTAAATCAGTTTGTATTCGGCTCGTCTACATTTACTCCACCTAAGAAGCTATCATCTGATGAGAAGCCTGAAGTAGATGAGAAAGAAGCAAAGATAACTGAACGTGAAAAAGAATTTACTCAGCAGAGATACAAGACTGCTAGTAAAGAACTAAACACTAAGGTTAACAATTCATTCAAGGCTACGATTGAAGCTAACATTGATCCTAAAGAGTCAATGTCTGATTATGTCAAGAAAACGGCTTCTCGTGAAGCACTTGAAGAACTTGAAACTTTAATCTCTAAAGATACAAGATTTAAAGTAATTATAGATAAGCTATGGGAACGTGCTCTTAAAGAAGATTTCAGTTCAGAATCAGTAGACAAAATTCGTGGCGCCTTCATTTCTAAAGCTAGAACTTTGCTGCCATCTGTAATTAAGAAGGCAAGGAA